GCCCCAGTCTTGGATACCTTTACCTGTTCTCTGGAATGCTACCGTAGACATATCAGAGAGTTGCGAGACGGTTATAAGCGGCTGGTTCATCGCACCAAGCCCGTTATTTGCCGCAGTCAATCCTTGCGTAAAAGAGTCAGTATCCGCAACGGCATCGGTTCCCGTGGCCCTGCCGTAATTGATTATGTCCGTTGTCGCATCAGTGAGTGCCTGTCCTTGGAGGTGGAGTGAGTTGCTGACTTTATCTATAACGCTCGTCACAGTGGCGGCGTCAGTAGGGACAGAAGAATACACAGACTTCCAGCTCGTTTCGAGCATAGCGAGTTGTGCGCCTTGCGCCCCCGTGGATTTTGCCATCTGTGAGAATGCCCCGTCAATCTTTGAGGCACTTTCAAGGGCAAACGCGCCGAGACCCACTGCGGCAGCGCCGAGTCCTGCGGCACCTATATTCGCAGCGCTACCCATGCTTTTACCCATCCCCTCAAACTTGCTGGTAGCTTGGGATGCAGCGCTTGTTATTGAACTAAGGAAACTAGATGTTTCTGCTTGTAAGTTTACAACTGCCGTGCCAACAACATCGCCGCTATCTGCCATCTGTTACGTTACCTACCTATGTTGAGTGTGTCTCACCCTTTTCATCAATATCTGCACCGAGAGCGCGCACTAATGCTACTGTCAATTCAGTAACGGCTTTCGTGCGGTCTGGTACTGGTGTTGCGTCCCAAATCGCCCAAACGTCGTGGATTGTGATATCCGGATACTCAGGTAAAAGCCCAGCCCAAATAACACCCATCAGGTCTTCGTGCGACCAGCCGCCAGCACCGAAGTCCTGCACAATCTGCCACGCCTTACGGCGGAACATCCGCTCCATCTGAACGATAGAGCTGGTTCTAAAATCAATCTTACGTGCGCGGTCGAATTTTATCTTTTTCGCGTCACTTACAGCCTTCCCAATGTTAAGAGAGCGCCGTTTCTCGGCTGCCTCTTGGGGCGTCCTTTCATCTTCATAGTCCATTTTTCTTCACCTTTCATTTTTTCTCACCGTCTTCGCTCTGCTTCGCTTGTTGTCCTTGTTGTCGCTTTTTACTGAGCATACGCTCTGCTTCTTCTGCGTCTTGTTTGTCTTGGTCGATAATCGCTTGTGCTTTTTCTCTGGTGAATTTCGACTTCGTTTCCTTGTCAGATTGTCGAGCAATCCGACGTAGCATGGGTTCAAGTTCAGGTAGTTTCTCCCCTGAAAGAGAAAGCCCCGTAAAAGCTCCGGCGTGCCATGCTTCAAATAACGCCATTTGTTGTAAGTAAATAAGCCGTTTATCGTGAGCCTCGAACATCGCTTCCAGCTCAATCGGCATTAAAGAAAGTAACTCATCCATCGGCATCGTCACACCGATTTGAAATAATGTATTGATAGCTAATTCATAGTACTGGCTAAACGTAGCTAGTTCTGGTTTTTTAAGTGCAAAGTTCTCAGTATCGCGCACTTGGGCTTTTTTATATGAATCAATCCGCTTGGGTTGCATACTCACGGCAATACCGTTTTCGTCGTACATAACCTCATGACCTATCGCACGGGTGAGCTCTAGTTGAGATTGTTTGAAGATTCTGAGGGCGTCTTTACGCTCCAATGAGTTAAGAACAGTCATTACGTCCATCTTCATTCCCTGTAAGCCTTTATTGAGAATGACTATCTTCTCTTCTTCTCCCAGAGTTCCGATTAAGGCTTGTTCTATGATTGTCCACAGACTGCGGTTAAACACCTGTTCAATTTCAAGAAGGGCGCCGATGGTATATCTTAATCTGAACTTGCCGAACTCGCCAAACTGTACGAGCGTAAAGGGGAGTAAGGTGCAGCCCTCATGCACGTTTATCGGCGCGTCTCTGTCAGCCCGGTCTAATCGAGGGGCCATGTCATCGTACTCTGGTCTCTGGTAAGCCATACGGTCAATCCAACTATTCTTCCATACACATATTCATCAGGACTATGCACATTAGAAACCCTGGGGCCGTCAGCCCAACAACGCACTACGGTGTAGTCAGTCATATACTGCGCTAACGTCGATTCATGCCGGTGAAATAGCTCTTTAACCGCTTCACCTAGTTCTTCTACAAGGGCTTGGTCGCCGGTTTCATCGGTGTAACAGCGAATATCCCTCATGATAGACTGCCCAATTGTGGTCTTTGTCTCTCGCGCAACGTCACGGATGCTGCCTTCGGTGATGATAAGGGGTCTTTGTGCGCCTTCAGGATACGGTGCGAACGTAAAGACCGCAGGAACGCCGTGGAAGGTGGTGAGCATACCTGTGACTGTGGGGTCGTTAATGAGGACTTGGTAGATTGCTTTGGTGAGTTGGTGAACCATCGCTAGATTAGTCCTTAGCCGCTAGTATCGCTGGTCGTAAGTAAGGCTGGGCGTCCATCTTCGATGTACCTTCCTCAACATACCGGGCATAACTTGACCCGTCGCCGTTAAGCACCGGAGGGTCAAAAATAATCTCATACCACTGCCCGCCATCTTTCTCGTCAATGTGCCCTGAGTCCGTGAGTGCGCCGGTATCCACAGGTGCGTTATATTTTGCGGCGTAAAGTATGCGCTCGGCTTTCTCCTTCATCATTGTGCCTGCTTTCTTGCGGCCAATCTCCATGATGGCGTCATTGTCGATGTTGCTTGTAAACGCGGCTGAGAAGTCGATTCCTTCACCCATGGCTAATCACCTAAAATGTCAAACCCTGCCGGTGTTTCACTGATACCCATAATGAACGACTTGGCTTTGATTTCAAAGTGGTGCATCACATTATCGGGCAGATGTGGCTGTATAACCAGGAAGGTAGTAGAACCTGCAGAAGGTGCGTTCGTAACCACTATTACGTCTCCGCGCTGCACGTCTAACGATGGTCGGGTGTAAAGCTTGTGAGTTAATTTGTCCTTACGCGCGTCGTTAGCTAGGCGTTCGTGGTCGTTGAGCTCTCTAGTCCTGCCAACTCCGGTATCAACTATGTTCCATGAGTTCGTAACAGCGCCGCTTCCTGTAGTCGTACCGTCCATTGACACAGTATTGCGGTAGACCTCGAACGTGGCGTTGAAAGCCACGTCTGAAATCCACGGGTCGAGAGAGTAGCCGCTCTGGTTGGGCATTTTGCCTTATAGGGAAGCGTTCGGCACGTTTATGACAGCTATACTAATGTCCGCCGCTACGTCGTAACTCACTGTACACGTGTAGTCGCCCGTATCAGGTGAGTCCTTCTCACCCCATCGGTCGCGCAGCCAAACCCCAGTTATTACTGTTTTGTTTCCCTTGACCGTGATTACTTTGTCCATACACGCACCTGAGTTGCCCCACTGGTCTTTCTGACTTGTGAAGGTTACTGTGTGCTCGGATGCGTCGCTGTTTGTGATTACAACGACCGTCCGCATCACGTCATTGATGGGTACATAGACATACTCGTCCGCTACTTTGTACTTGCCAGCATCTTCCGAAAGTTCTTCGGACACAACGGAGGTCATTGTAAACGCTACTCCGCCCAACGTCGGTACGAGCGGCGTAAATGTTAAACTTGTCATTTCTGTTGTCCTCCGGTTATATACTCGCGTAGGGTACTTGCACGACCGCTATACTCATGTTAGTCAAACTAGCTTCTGCGTGCCACGTAAGCTCACAGCCGCCGTATGCGCCGCTTGTATTGTCTCTGTTTCCCCAGTGATACGGGAGCCACACGCCTGTTAGTGTTGTGCCGCTTGCTGCCGTAACCGTCTTGTCACTACCTCCTACTGTCTGGTAGTTCGTAAACGTGACCGTCTGGGTGGTACTAGTGTTCTTAATGAACACAAGGGTCATGAGCGTGTCGCTTAGAGGCACCACCTGATTCGCCGCTGCGGATGTAAAGACAAGCTCCGCAGGGTCAAGTGGTGCAACCCCAAGTGTTGCGTTCGGCCCAGGGTCTAGCGTGGGGGTTATCGGAGTTAAAACCGAGAATGTTGTCATTCGTATCGTGCCCCACACTAGATTGCAACGTAATCGTATGCGCCGTTTCCAGTAAGTTTTCCTGTGTAAGTAATGAGGTTGTCGTGCGGCCCGTCGAGTGAGAAGTCACTGATTATCGCCCATCCGGTGTACGTTGAACCTGTCCCTGCGGGTTCTCCGTATTTGGGTGTGACAATCTGAACATAGATTTGTCCTTCGTCGTTATCGTATGACCCGCTCTCCTCAAACGCGTCCTGTAACGCTACGAGACTTGGGTCCATAGCGCCAGTTGAATCGTCAGTAATCCATACGCCGTCAAAGTCGAACGTCCACTGGATAAATCCTCTGACTACCCTGTACCACGGGAATGAATCTTTATGCTGTGCCTTAATAACATCCCCAGTCCGGCCAAATGTTCCTTTTCTTTGACCTGCGACCTTCGTAAATACCGGGGTGTCTTGCCCTGTTCCGCCAACAGTTCCGGCTGTCATTATATACAGCAGAAACTTGCCGCCTAATTGCTCCGTAGGATTCGTCATTTATGCCTTGTTTCTCCGATTTGTCCTTTAATTCCTTAAGTCCTTAATCCCATTTTTTCCATGCATAAGGTATACTCTTTTCTTAATTCCTTAGGCTGTCACACCACCCCCGTAGGTAGGTGTGATAATAACAGAGCCGCTGTCGAGCAACCGCTGCGGCGTTCCTGAAGGCCGGTGCTCCCATAACTCATAATAATATGCCCCGCGATACGCTGCGATGTCAGTACTCGTGATGGTTACGCTGATAGTGGTGACATTAGCCCCCGAAGTTATGCTCTGTGAATTTGTGATAAGCGCATCCTTTTTTTCACGGCCTATCATTACCCACACCACTGTTGAGCCTACTAGAGGGGATACGGATGGGGTGAGTGAAATAGTCGTGTCTGCATCCTGGACGAGGGTATAATCCGCCATTTTCTTACGGCTCCGGCCACGGGCCTACTGACTCTTCCCATGTGTCTGAAGATATAACGTCAAACGTGGCAATGTCGCCACTAAGAGGATACACTACCTGGCGCTTCCCAGAGAGTAGGACGCTTACCTCGTAGCGATATGAACCCACTGGCAATGAAGCCGCGTCAGCTTCAAGAATCTGAATATTGATACAGCACTTTGTTGTATCAGAAGTTGCAAGCGGGTTAACTGAGACACTTACCTCATCGGTGTCTTTAATAAGTGCGGGGTTTGCCGCCGTTGAGCCAACTTTCCACATCACTACGTCAATCGTTGCAGGTGTTGAAACGTTAACAGGGAGCGCGTTCATAAATCCGGTGACTATACACTTTATTGTATAATCAGTCCCTTCGCGCATCGTGAAGTCGGTCATTAGTACCTCCCTTGCACGTACACGACCCTATCCGCGCCGGAAGTCCACGCTACGTTTCCTTTCCATGTGCCTGTTGGATTAATTGTAAGCGACCCGGTTGTAACGACTTCTTGCGTTGGTGGAGTGTCGTCGGAGAACCATAATCGGGCCTCATGCGTATAGGTTTTAACGTCAGTAGTCGAACCTACTCCAAATGTGGGACTTGTATCATCGGCGGCAATCGAGACGAGTATCTCTCCATCCGTTGCGCTTGTGACCCCGATCTCCCCGCCTAAAAGTGTCTTTTGAATAATCCCTCTCGCGCCATCGAGTACGACCCACGCCATATCAGTGAGTAGCGTAAGATCAATTGCTTCTTCCGAATCATCATTTACAGTTATTGCGAGTTTTCGCGTCGTGCCGGATGTGAGCGTGATGTCAGTCATGTGTTCCTCCTAAATTTTCGCGTAACGACAAACGATTCGTCTTTCTCCATAACTGCGACGATTGGTTGCGTGAACGCCTTTTGGATATTATGTTTTGAAGGTAGGATACTGCACGAGAGTCGCTCAAGCGAACCTACACTCGCCGCGGTCGCATAGACCCTGCTCACTTTCGCGAAGTAATAGCACTCCCCGCGATCAAATTCTCCAATCGGAACAATCGTCGCATAAACGGTTGCCGTTCTTGCGAGGTAATAGCATTCGCCTCGATTTAATTCCCCCGCGGAAACCATATTCGCGTAAACGTTTGCCATGATTAGAATAGCTGCCTGTGCCATATTCCAAGAGTTGTACCGGGAGTTCCGAACTGTATAAAATACTTATCGTCGTTCGTAGTTAGCACTGAAAGGTCGGGGAGGAAGTAGAGGAGCGGCGATGTCGCGTCGGTTGTGGTCTTTTTAAAGATACACGCCCCGCTGATGTTGGTAAATGTGATGCCTGACCATGACGTGCTATATGCAGGTGTTGCCGCTGCGTTTGCAGTGTAAACGACATAAGAGTACGGCCACTGCGGGTACGTGTTGTTTGCCTGTCCCGGCCCGTCGATATATGGCGGTGTGGTCGTCAACAGATTGCCGTATGCTGTGTAGCCCGCGCCCGAAATCTCATGTGCTACAATTTCTGACCAATGAACCGACGTTACATCTTGAACGTATGCACTATCCATCAATGCGATGTAGATAGCATCGCTTGTTCCATTACCCCACGCGATCCTCTCTGCGGCGCTTATTGCCGGATCACTTGTGCCGAATCGTAGAGCACCGCCTTCATAACTTCGTCCCGTCATGTATCATCCCATCCAATCGTTTTAGTAATAGACTGCATTTGCGTGTCTGCCGTAACAATAGAGTCTACCTTGGCAGCCGATGTATTCATAAAGTCCAGCATCTCCCAAAACGCGATGTCCTGTAACTGAAATTCCCACCACGTAGGGTCAGTCTTATACGCATAGGGTTGTACCGCCGTCCATGCATCATTATCGTATAATGGTATTGTCTCATTGCCGCCGCCGGTCTGAATCGAGAGCCGGTCAAACTTTCCGATGCGCTTTTTAACCGTATTTGCTGCCTCCGCGAAACGGGCTTGTTGTACGGTAAACGGGGCCGGGATCGCATCGCCCACCTCAGAGATAGACCACATTACAATCGGAGACGTCGCCGGATACATAGGAGGATCGGGCGCAAGCGGCCCATACCGTCTGATAGAGTTAAGTCCTATCGGGATGTTGGGGTGGTTATTCTGTATCCAAGCCGCGCAATCGGGGAGACAATACGCAGGATACGGGCCTTCGGTAATGTCATCGTAACACCATAGTTCTATATCAACACCATCGACTAACCCCATCCGCCGGTTCATCGCATCTTCGCGTGATTCGTGTCCGTTCCCGATAAAACTTACAACGCTGGTCGTCCCCGCGTCACGCCATGTCCTGTGCGAAATCCCCAACCATATCTCCAAATCGGTCATCTCGCGTAAGCCTGCCGCGCCGTTATCAAAGCACGCTTCGCACCAATATCCTTTAAGGATCTGAGCCTCCGAACCACTTGGCCCGTACCGATCCTCTAATGCTGCGAACAACGCACCGTATTTATCAATCCAATATGACCCGGGCATGTTCATCGTTACGGTGCGGCTTGATAGGTTAGGGTCGCCGCTCATCGGGGCTCCAAGCCAGTAGAATATGTCATTCAACTCAAGCATGATCTCCACGTTATGCTCAATGCACTCATTTATCATTGCTCCGGCCATTGCATCAAAATTAGCTGTGACAGGTGAGCCGGGAACCCAATTCGGATAATCCATCGATAAGAGTAACCCATAATCATGCGCTCCCATCCATTCAATATCAATAACTCTCGGGTAATGATTCCCATTAACGTCAATGTAACTAGCTACCGGCTTGCACGATTCTGTCCAATAATACTTTTTTTTGCTTGTTACCGTCATGGTTTACACCGGAGGGAAGTAGTGAAGCCGTGATGATTCTCCGGCAACCCTGTACAGCCGTATAGTCGTGATTCCTGCAACCATATTAAACGTATTAAAATTTCCATTTTGAGAGAATACGATGCCACAACAGTACTGACCGCCTGTCGAAACCGCGCTCGGCAGAAAATGCCATGAATTAACGTAGCTTATCTCACCGCCCTGTGAAAGAGGAACGGTTATTCCCGTTGATGCGTATCCGGTTCCGGGCCATGTACTGTCCTGATAACTAGCCTGCACCGCAGTTTGTGGAAGGATGTACCCCACACAATCAACGAAATGAATGCCGTCTATCCATTGTTGAGAGTTGCCCCACAAGTTTTCAACGCCCCGGTAACTCATAGGGATCGTATTGTATGAAATTGACCCGCATGATGCATTGCCTCTTGGGCACGTTCCACCCATTGCAGTATATCCGGTATTTACGGGCGCTCCTCCGGTTTGACTTCCGCGTCCGAGAATGTTCCCCATATTCCACGATGCATATTCGACAAGACACAAGAGTCGTACTGCCGATAAGCCCTGTATCGTCTGTAATCCCCACCCCGCAC